CTGTTGTCAATATTGCTTGCTTAAATATTTCCAACATGTAAACAAGTTCTTTTGTATTTAATCCTTGGGTAGTTCTAGCTTGAAGTGAACCATCTTCTCCCCAACCTAGTACTAGTACGGAACTGTATTGTCCCCGACAACTTTCTAAAACATCATCTACTGACACTTGGTCTGGCACTAAATTAATAATATTATCCTTCACAGCTTAAGCACTCCCCTTCCTCTAAATTTATTCTAGGTATTCTGATGTTAACATTCTCTGTATTTCGAGCCGCTGTAGAGCGGAGGTAATACATGGATTTGAGTTTAGTAGCTCCTGCCCAATGCACACTATTAACATATCCCAAATATTCATCATGTATTTCTTGCTCTGCTGTGGCTGGTGGTGGGTTGAAAAATAAATTGACAGACTGTGATTGACAGATGTAGTCCTGACGTTGATAAGCGTGTTCAATAATCCACATTTGATTAATCTCAGGAGCTGTTTTGAAAACCTCTTTCTCTTCTTCTGTAAGATTTTCTAGCTCCTGTACAGAACCTTCAGCAGCCGCAATAGTCTTCCATGTTTCTTCTGTGTTTATTTTCTTTCTGGCAAGTAACTTCTTTAAGTATTTATTCTTTACCTTATAAGAACCTGTTAGCGTCTTATGCGTAAAGACGTTAGCCCTTGTTGGCTCAATAGAAGGAGTCGTTCCACCGCATATAATACTGCTACTAGCGTTAGGAGCAACAGCAAGTAAGTGAGAATTCCTACGATTGCAACCAGCCATATCAGGTGCTTCGCCCCGATCTTCAGCCAGATTAATACTAGCATTCTCAGCTTCCGACTTGATATGTTTGAATGCTCTGTTATTAAAGCTGGCGGCGTACATGCCTTCAAAAGGGATACTGTTACGCTGTAAGTAACTATGAAAGCCCATCGCTCCAAGCCCAAGCGCCCTTTCTCTATATGCTGAATAAGCGGCTTTAGAAAAGCCTTTTTTACTTGCTGAGACATGTTTATCAAACTCCTCATAAGTTAAGTGTCCTGATTTAAAAGCATCTTCAGTATAGTGTTTTCCATCTGTGGCGTTGCTTACAAAATGCTCAATAATATTATCAAGCATTGTTATAAGATCTGAAATAAATTCCTCTTTGTCTTTCCATTCATCATAGTGTTCTAAGTTAACACTTGATAAACAACATACAGCGGTGCGCTCTTCACTAGTAGGTAACGTAATCTCTGAACATAAATTACTCTGACGTACTTTTAAACCTAGTTTCTTTTGGGACTCAGGGAGGTTCTCATTACATCTGTCCATGTTTACAATATACGGTTCACCTGTTTCTGCTCTAGTATGTAGTAACTGCCACCATAGATCCCTTGCTGATACGGTCTTAATCGCTTGTTTAGACTTAGGATCTATTAGTCTCCAGCTTTCATCATCTTTTACTCGTTGAAGGAAGTCGTCAGTAATGCTAACACCATTGTGTAGATTAAGACATTTACGATTAAGATCTCCACCAGTGGTCTTACGCATAGCAATAAACTCTTCAATCTCTGGGTGATCAATGTCCATATACGCTGCATAGCTACCTCTCCTCGTAATACCTTGATTAAAGGCTAACATCTGACTATCTACAACGTGCATGAAAGGTATACTACCTGTGGACTGACTACCATTGGAAGTAGAAACGCCATTACTTCTAATATCTCCCCAGTACCCGCCTAGTCCCCCGCCTCCACTAGCTAACCAGATGTTCTCATCATAGTGAGAAGAAAGACCAGCGCGTGAATCAGGTACATAATTAAGAAAGCAACTAATAGGCAACCCACGTTTAGTTCCCCCGTTACTGAGTATAGGAGTGCTAAACCCAAACCAACTCTTACTGCTGTAGTCGTATAGGCGTTGTGCAAGATCATAGTCAGTAACATCTCTATACGTTGCACCATAGACCGAAGCCCTAGCGAATGCTTCTTGAGCATGTGTCTCGTCTTCCCAGAAGTATCTATCTTTTAAAGTTTCCAGAGAGAACTTATCAAGATCATCTTCTCTAGAGTAATCAATCTGAATCCCTAGATAATCCTGCTTGCCAATCTTTGATGTCACTACTGTCATCTTCATCCCTTAGTTTAGTTTGCTTGTACCCCTTGGTACGTGCTTTATTTTGTTTCTTATCTTTAGCTTTGTTTTTTTTATGAAACATTTCAGATCTTTCTGTTTTTCTATCCCACGACATCCTCGTTCTCCAGCAGGAATTTAAGAAGTCTATCTTCGTACCAACGGGCTTTCTTTAAATCTTCTATAGGTTTATTTTTGTATCTGAACCTCCACCTATACTTGTGTGAGTTACCGCGCAAGTAACCAATGAACTCATCAGTTGAAAGCATAGCCTCCATAGAATCTATGCACTCTATACTACCGTTGTTATAATGCTCTGGGTTTTCCACAGTATCAAACTTATGAGGCTCTGGATGATTTAAAAGATGCTCTATACTCTGAAACTCAGCAGGTTCCATTCTATCCCACTCTTCAGGTGTAACATCAACTAGTCTTTTTTTCATTGCATCTTAACCTTTAATTTATTGTTACGTTTCTTATACTCCTTAGTCTCTCTAGCTTTAGAGTCAATCCACGAATCAGGAATTGTTTCTTCGCTAAACCATCTAAACCCATTAGCCTCTGCCCACTCAGCATGAGATCGCTTAGTTCCGTCTTTACGTCTCTTGGCTGCTGGCATAGGTGAGGAAGGGTTTGCAAATAAAAAGACTAACTCAGTATCTTCAGGAAGGTATTTGTTAACCCAAATGTATTTGTTGTACTCTGCAAAGTCCCAGAACCTACCCTTGGACTCAAGTAATATTTTCTTACCTTCTACTACACGTACAAAGTCAGGCTCGTATTTATGCTCAATGACGTAAGATACTTTATCAACATGATGTTCCCAATCCTTTAAGATTGATTCATGTAAAAGCATCTCCCAGATTGAATCATATTTACTACCGCCATCACTGGTTAACTTCTTTGGGCGTGGTACTCTAGCTTTACGCCAGCCGTTACGCGCTTTATTCTGCGTCTTGATTTTGACTCTCCGCTTTTCTCACAAACGTTTCTAAGTCTTTCATAGTGATATGCTCTACGATGTAGCCTAGACGTACTAGTTTCTTAATAGACTGCCGAACCCATCGAGGACTATAGAAGCTCATCCATATCTGGCGATTAACATAGAAGTAATCAGTAGGTGGTAGCAGAGAAGCCAGATTAGAGGGTGTAACATTAGCTCTATCCTCATCAGGAACCAAGCCTCTCAGCCATTCTAATAGAATAACTTCAGTGTGTCTTGATACACGCTTGCATAATTTAGAGTTCATATAACTTCCTCTACTCTAGGTTCAACTTTAACTGTGGTGAGATAGGTAGGGCCTTTAGAATATTTAAATACTCTTAGCCCTTTACCATCATTAGCGTCTGTATGACATTCAAACTTATAAGAGCAATAGAAGCAGCCTTTATTTAATTTCATATTACCTGACTTACCCTCAGGCACTGTAGAATAACATTTCTCTGGAGGGGTATCAAGAGACATTTCATGTTTCAAATGATCTATTTTATCTACTACGTTTATCTTATCTAACTCTTCAGGTCGATGAAGTGTGAGTTCACCTGTCTCTTTATTGATAACTAAGAAGCCTCCATTGTCAGTACCTTCAGCTTCTTCGTACCCACATAACTGAGCGATGTAACCGAAGGGGTCGTCCTGTGCCAAGGTATCATTAGAAAACTTTTGGAAGGCTCTACCTGAAGCAGTCTTAATATCAATTACTTCCCCATCAATCTTACAATCCATATGTCCTTTGATACCATTGACTAGTACTTCTTTCTGAGCAGCCTCTATCTTGTGTCCAGCAATAGAGACTAAAAACAGGAGGACTTCTTCAAGTAAGTGTCCATACATAAACTTAATGAAAGTAGAAGGAGTAATCTTTTCTTTACCTTTCGGTAATTTCTTCTCGTACCATAGCTGCCTAGAAGGTTTACCTATATTAGACATACGT